CCACACCATTGCGTCTGTCTTCTTTATCTTTGTTGATGCCTGTGATGATGTGCAGACCTCTTTTGAAGTCCACAGTTACAGGGTGGTTGCCAACTGAAAGAAAGTTTTTAATGCTAATCTTATTAAAGATGATGTTTTTCATGTGCTTTGTGTTCTTTTGTACAGGTCAATGCAATACCGAGAGATGTCAGCTTTTTTATCCACATCTAGCAGTGTAACGAACTCTTCTATTGCTTTGATAGTATCCACCCCAGAGAGATCATAGGATTGGTCTTCGTTCACAGTGATAGTGTCATTATACACGGTGTAATCAACTGACAGATTGAATGGCTTGTAGGTTGAAATCTTTTGTATTAGAATATCAATGTTATCACTTGTTACCTTTTTATCGATGACCAGTTTAACAATATTGTTATTAACTGTGTCTTTTACTTCAGTAGCACTCAAGGATTTTAAATTGGCTATGTCAGTAAGGGAGAGCTTGATATGTTTTGGTGAAAGAAGATTTTCATAAAATTTGTAGCTCAGATCTTCAAAGTCGAGAATAAAATACCCTTTGGTTGAACCTGTGTCACCAAAATCCATTTCAAAGGGATTACCAACATACACTATTGTCTTGTTGTTGTATTTTCTTTCGTCTCTGAGGTGAAAATGACCTGTCATGATGAGATTGGCTTTGGCAAGCAAGTCTTTTGTCTTTATGCCATGATCACATGCCTTGTGACTGTTCATTTTAAATGTTTCAATTTCCAGATGACCAAACAACACATCACTCTCTGGTACTGCTTTGATGTCTGCACCCCATGGTAAAAACGTGCATTCTTTGCCCAGTATTGTGTGTGTTTCAATCTCACTTATGACAGTAATATTCTTCCATCCATTTAAAATGGAAAGAGAATTGATATCAGCTCTGTCTTTGTAGAACGCATCATGATTACCTACCAGAATTACTATATTAAAATCAGACCATAGATTTAAAATTTGATTGACCACATGTATGGTATTGACTGCAATTTCATCTCTGTAGTGATACAGATCACCCAGAATAAAGATGTCCTTGATATTTTTTTTAGTCAACTCATCTTTCAGCCATGAAGCCCATTGAAGAGCTGTTTCATGCCAAAAGATACTGTTTTGATGCACGCCAATGTGCAAATCGGCAATGCAGCAAACTTTGGAATTGCTGATTGTTAGTTCTTTTTTAGTCTTCACTCAGAACTGTTGTAATTGCCGTCTGCCGGTTCAATGTATATGTTATACGTATTGCCGTTGTCATCTGGGTTGAGCATTAGCTCAGTGTACACCTTGTCACGATATTCATTGAGCACTGCATGATGTTTATTCTCTTTCTTGATCCTGTTGATAAAGGCATGAAATGCAATGGTCGTGAAATATGAGAAAGGACTGAACCCTGTGTCAAGCCTGAATTTTTGATTTCTTAGAGCAGAGAACATCTTCACAATGGCATCTCCTATCATGTCATCTTTGTAGGAATAATTAATAAAATTAGGTGCATAAGATAACCCGTTGGCAATCTTTGTCAAGCTTTCACCTAGCTTCTCTGTAATGTTTCCAGATTTATAATACTGTCTTATTTCATCCTCAAACTCTTTGCCATTTACATAATGCACCTTATCTTTGGCTTTAACCTTTTTGCGCACAGTTGGTGCAGATTCTGCAGTTGCGACCTTGTTAGGATCTAGGACATTTTCAGTAGAATTACCATCTGATTCTGCCGGTTGCTTCTGTTTTTTACGTTTCATTGACTTCTTTGATGGAGTATTTAATTTGTTCTTTTTCATAAAGGGCTATGCGCTTCTCCAAGTGAGCAGTGCTATATTTAAATTCATCGGCGATGTCGAATATTATAAGCTTATCTTTGTCCTTATGCAACCGAAGACCTCTTCCTATGGATTGGACTATTTTGATTTTTGCTTTGCCGCCACAACAGAAAATAATGTAATGCAAGTTTTTAATATTGATGCCAGTGGAGAATATCTTGGAAATGGCAACAACTACAATATCAGATCTGTCCTCCATGAGCGATCTAATCTTCTCTCTTTCAGTTATTTCCACTTCTCCTCGAATAAAGTATACTTGTTTATTGGGGCATAATTCTTTAATAGAATGATACAGGGTGTCACCATGTTCAATAAAATCTACCAATATGAGAACATTATTTGTAAGTTTGCAGGAAAGCTTGCCAATGACTGTGTTTCTAAAAATGTTGCGCATTAAAAACTTTTGTTCTTCACGATACAAGTTAGCGGAAGAAATGACAGCATCCTTGAATGGATCTTCTCTGTACAACAGTTTAATAATTTGCACAGCCACATTGCTAACATAATTTTCTAAACGAAGCTCATAGCTATGCTTTTCATATATGATGGGTCCAATCTTGCCTATGATATTCCACTGGTCAATTAAATTCTCTGGCATTGTGCCAGTAAATCCAAAGCGTACACAAGTTTTTATTCTTTTTATGATCTTGTTGACTTCATTTCCTTTTCGTATTTTATGCACTTCATCAACAAGCAAACAGTCAATGTCCTCTATCCAGGACAGATCTGTGTTTTTGCTTTGTAATATGCCCAGATTAGCTATTATGACATTTGTTGTGTTCACTATGTCACTGTCTATGGGGTTACTGCCTGTCCACTTGCACACAGAAAACGGCACATTATATGAAGCAAAGTCCTTGCATGTTTGTTCCACCAATCCCAAGTCAGGCACAATGTAGAGACATTTAAACTTTGATCCATGCAAAAGAAATATCTTGGTAAGCAAGGAAGCAGCTGTCAATGTTTTACCACCAGCAGTGGCCAGTACAATTGTGCCTCTGCCAATTGAGAAAGCTTTCTTTACTATCTCTTCCTGATAATCTCTTAGATGCAGGGCAAGAGGTGTTATATCATTTGTATAATGCGGGCTTGATGTCCATTTATGAGCAGGTTTAATTTGCTCAAACAAACTATTGTCTGTGTTCACATCACCCACATATTGATTGTTGGTGAGATACTTTCTTATTTCAAAATATAACCCAGGTTCAAATCTGCCTGTGGGTGTGATGGCATAAGTTCGTTGGGGTAAAAATCTGCCATAACGCTTGCGAATAAAAAAAGCAGCTTCATTTTTTACAGAAAATGCTTCTCTAATATCTTCAAACTTATCACCAGAAAGAATACCTGTGTTCTTCTTGGGATCATATGCAAAATTTATCATGTCGTTTCAAGCTTAATAATCTCAACAAGATTCTTGATATCATAAGATGCAGAGCTCAAAGTCCTTTCAGATTTTTCAAGCAACTCAACTATTAATTCCAATTCTTTTATTCTGCAATCGATTTCTATCACTTCACTGTGTTTCTCTGCTGTGCGCTCAATCACTGGCAAGGCCAATTTTACAGGGCTTTGTTCTTGTATTTTAACAACCAATTCCTTCTTTAGAAGTTCGCGTTTCTTGCGTAACCCGTTGATATCCATCTTGTGTCTGATTAATCGACCTGTCCATTTGTGCTTGATGCCAGGCAACTTGAGCTGATATTCCTTTAGAATTAATTCGTCAATCTTCAAATCATCTTGTAACTCATTTATGTAATCTTCTAGTAGCATTAACTTAAATAATAGTATAGAGTTATATGAAATCAATTAATATATTTGAAGAAGCGTTTTTACAAGCGTTGAATGAAACCAATGTTGCTGGTGGCATAGGCAGCTTGTTTGGTGGGGGCATTCTGGATATAGGTGACACAGCAGGAAAAGTGCCAGGATCACCCAATGATATCTATGCCCCAAATGATGCACGCATTCCAAAAATTTTGGGCATGGGGAAAAAGAAGAAAAAAGAAAAGATGGGCATCATGCGCAGACCTCTCCCCGGGCTGGGCAAAGAAGTTGTAAATTAATATATTGCGCTAATTATAGTATGGATTTAGGTCACTGGATTTTAACTGAAGGTGTTTCTGTTGACATGGACACTTTTGGATTCATCTACGAAATAACAAATACAGTTAACGGGAAAAAATACATAGGAAAAAAACAATGCAAATCCAAGTTAAAAAGGAAGCCTTTGAAGGGAAAGAAGAACAAGAGAATAGAGATAAAGGAATCAGATTGGAAGGCATATACCAGCTCTTCTAATGACCTTAATGCAGATATTATAAAATATGGCAAAGACAAGTTCATATTCAAAATTTTAAGAAAATGCAATTCAAAATGGGAATTGGCTTATTTTGAGATCAAGCAACAACTTGATAGAGATGTGATTTTGAGAGATGATTACTATAATGGAATCATAAATGTCAGAATTGGAAGACCACCAAAGAATTTTCTTGAATAATTTCTAGTTTCATGCATAATAGAGTATGCTAAAAAAGCTTGATTTTAAGCAATATAATTTTCAACTCATCAATTTTAACTTTATAATGCGCAAGGTGGAGGTTGATATCATAAACGATTTGCACAAATATCACCTCCTGAAGGAAAGAATAACCACAAACGCCAAGCAGTTTTTTTACCATCATATTATTTTTGGCATTTGTGAGTATCTTCTGGCTAATAAAACAAATGAAAAGAGCATTATATATTTTAACAACACTCAATTGGAACCATTGATGCTTTTGAAGTATTTCAAAGAAGAGGACTTGAAAAGATTGTTGGATCAAATACTATGCAAAGTGAAGAAATTGCTTCCCATTAAGGTTTACCGTTCCAATATATCGTTTGAATTCTTGGATCACTTGCTGGTTGAGAATGAAGGCAGAGGCATAGAAGTGATTAGCGGCATAAGATCTTACTTGGACAGTGTTAATATTGAACGCTTTACATTTGCTAAAGTCAAGACTTTTACAAAGAAAAATAATCTCATATTTCTTAATAAAGAATACTTTGATCTGCTCAAGACTAAACAACTTCTCTTCAGGTAAATCAATAAATAATTAAATGGCAGATATAGCTATTTCACAGTTGACCTATGGGCTACCATCTTCAACTGCATCTATACCATTTTCACAAGACGGTAATACTTTAAGAGTAGCTCCCTCCGGTCTTCTTGTAAATGCAGGTAAAGTTGGTATTAATACAGGCACAACACCGCTAACAGCTGAATTAACTTTGGCAAGACCTGTGCAAACACAGGGTAGAGAATCAATAGAATTAAATGTAAGTTCAGGGATTGCAGGCGGGTATTTTGATGGTCTTAAATTTACACAAACGGCAGGTACTTACAATACCTTGGCAAGTATACGTTGCAACGTATTTAATAGTGGGCAAACAGCATTAGAATTTTCTACTAGAGATAATACTGGAACTACGCTCAATGCAAGCCCATTGCTTACTTTAGACCGTAATAACGGTAATGTTTTAAATCACGGATTAATTTTAAGCGGCAGCCCTCAATATAATGATGGTTTGCATAATTTGCCAGATGCCGGTATGGTCTCACAAAATGTTGCAAGAGGTTTTTATCATTCTAGGGAAAACTCGGGAACTAATGCAATATATGCTCATATTTTACTACCTTCAGATTTTAACAATACAAATTCTCAAATGTTTTTGCTAGAAGTAAAAGGATATAATTTTACTAACTCTTATCTATTAAATTTAATGATAGGTGGATATGTGACTCTCGCTAGTAATGGCGGGCCTATTAGAAATGTTACTAGTTGGTCTGCGCAAGGAGATTTTGCACCGACTGCATATTACAGTAATACATATAACAGAGGTATTGCAAGGTTTTATCTATCTAGACCATACTACACTTCTTTTGTAGTTAATTCAATATGCGTAGGAAATGGTAGAATAATAAAACCGGGTGAGCTTCAAATCATTTACAGCACTAACGCTACAATCTAATAAATAACTATATGAGCTTTAATGATACACTGTCCAAATTTTTAAGATTGTATAATGAACAAGGTGAAGAACAGCCTCTGGATGCTGCAGCTCCTGCACCTCAGCAAGCTCCACCACCTGCGCCACCACAAGCTCAAGGTGAACCAGGTGCCCTGCCACCTGAAGGTTATGTGGACATGGTTAGAATGTTGGCCAAGGCATTGGTAATGAATGTGCCAGCCGGCACCATTGATGCATTGTTTACTAAGCCCATCAATCAAGAGTCAGCTGCTGAAACAAGAGAAGCATTGCAGTTGGCCATAGCCACAAACGAAAATTATGAAGACAATCCACGCAGAATCACTAATCCTCACATAAAGCAGTTTGTGGACTCCATTAATGAAAATAACTTCATGGCAAAGTATAAAGAGATTCTTAATATAATGAAGCGTTTCAGCAATGATCCTAATCTTAAAACAAAATGATATGCGCAAGCTCAAGGTCAAAAAACCATACAAGTCTCTGGATGACATTTATCTAAGAGAATCTTTTGCAAAATCAGTACCGCTTTTGCCGTATCAAATAACTGAAAGAGTAACTATCTCTGTAGTTACAGATAGCGGTGAACAAGAAAATTTTACTGTATCTGATTCATGGTATAACAAAGCTATTAAAGATAAGCTTAAGATGGGCAGTCAAAATTTAGATACGTTTTATGAGCTTATTCATTATAGGTGTGTCGATTCAGGCATTCTACCACCCGGTCATGATGATATTAATGCACGAGAAGTAAAAGTATTCTATGATTATATTCTTTCTTTAACCGGTCCAGAGAATATTAATTCCTTTTTTGAAAAGTTTGTTGATAATGGTTTTAAAATAGCAGCGTTATTTTTAGATGCTATTAATAAAAACGAAAAGTTTAATGTTTTTGATGTCTTATCTAATTTTTATGGTGTTAAGTTTGCATATTCGGATGAAGTATTTAAAGTAAGGCCATTTTCCGCAGCACAAAAAACAAGAG